CTTGTTCCGTGCTGTTCCCAGCTTTCTCTATTTGAAAAGGCAAAAATTGTTCTGCTGTCATTGCCTGTAGCGGATGGATTAGCAGCGGCGGAGTAGATTCCAACTTCGCTAATTTGGTATCGCTCTTCTGTTGGGAGTTCTGCGGTAAACACAATTTTTGGACTTCCACCCTCGTTTACATATCCACGAGAAATAATTGGAATCCTGAACATTTCAAAGTTTAGCTCTGTGTTTTCGGAATAGTCTCCAAAAGCATCTACGGTATCTAGTGGTTGTGCACCGCAGCCAATAGCAATATGAGATGCATAGGCTGGTGCCTGTCCAATTAGGTATTTAGCAATAATGTCTTTGCCCTTGTTAGTTATCATGAAATAATTTCTCCTCCATATATTGTATCATTAAATAGGTTTTCAATGTTTAGGCTTTCTATTTCCACAAGTTCGTCAGGCTGTAGATTTGTTACGTTTATAACCAGGTTGTTGTCATTATCTATGTATTCTGACTTTCCGTTTGAGCCTGTGCCCTCGCCATCTGGAACAAGCTTATCTTCTAGAGATATTGAGAAATTCTTAAAAATAGTGTCTGCTGATTGAAGTGGAAGAATGTTAAGGGAGTTGTATGCAAGAGATATTAGCCCTATGTTTTCTATTGGCTGGTATAGCACGTTCTGACCATTGACGATATTCATTGCAGTATTTCTAGTTACACTAAGGATTTCTTGCAACCCCATATCCTCAAATAGTGCCTGCATCACTTTTTCATTAGAGTATGCCTTATCGTGAACAGCCTTAACTACATCTGGAGTGGCAACCTTAATGTCCGTTGGTTTTGTTGCCGATGTATTGCCATTGCCTGCTCCAACTGATGTGGTTGGCTTTGGATCAAGTTTTTTCTGAAATGGATCTATTTTAATTCCAGGGTCAGCGGTGTTGATTATGCCTGGCTGTGTGCCTACAAGGTCCGATGGTTTCATTGCCATTCTACACAACCTCACTTAAGTACACGGTCATATCTGGTCCATCTGATGACCTTGAATGCTCAATGTTGTAGACAACAAATCTTGTTTCCTCTGGAGCAACTAGGTCTACCCCAGTCTTATCCTTGTATTTAATGTTCACAATATCTCCTAGCTGAAGCGTTGGCATATTAAACAAAGAAATTCCAACAGACTTTCTTGGTTTCATAATTTTAGAAACAATCCAGGACATCAGGTTCTGGGCTTCATCGTTTGACTGTATGTACGGAGCCTCTAGCGTAAAGTCTTTCTTACCGTAGAACGATCTGCTGGCCTTGATGTCGTAATANCTTTCNTTAATTACCTGCGGAGAGAATACTGACTGATTGCTGTTTGGATATGCAAGATTTGAGATTGGCGTATTGTTCTGACCAGATAGTTTATTAAAGAAGTTGTCAAGTGTTAGTTCTTTCGTAGACTCTTGTGTAAAAGTTACCCCATAAATAAACGGATAATTATCCGTATTTTCTCTAAACACAAGTGTTTGGTCTGTGTTATTAAACAGCATAAACTCTGCTGAATAAGCGTTCGGGATAAAGCCAGATACTGTGTATCCTTTTAGACTTCTTTTAGAGTCGTACATCTTAGCTGAGAATGCTGGGAATGCTTTGTCATATCTAACATTAAAGTATGCTGCTTCACGAAGTATGGTTCCGAACTCGTCATAGTAGATGTTGTATCTTGGTGGCTCCGTTGGTGAAATGCCAGTCAGGTATGCTGACTGAATTACTCCACTAATTGCATACTTCCTAAGTGCCTCTTGAATTGTTATTGACTTGTCCCCAAATACCGCTAGGTCTGTGCTGTCAGTTGAAGCAATAGCATATCCAGTGTTGCTTGCATAGTTGTTCCCAATCGCATAAACATTCTCAAACATTAATCTTGATCCACCACGGATAAACATTGCCATGTTGTTGTTTGTGATAATGTCGCCATTTGTATTTTTAATTGGATCGTTGTCTTCTACTATAGATATCAGCTTGCCATTGATGTATAGATAAAACTTTAGCTGAGACCCAACCTTCTTATACTCTACCGCAACGTCGTAGACTGTTGGATATTTTTCTGAATAGACTCTGCCCTGTCCAACAAAGTCTCCATAATTAACTAATATGTTTGCCAGTCCAGACCATAGTTTAACTGGAACTGCCTTTGCCGTGTCAGCGGCACCTGTCTCTTTTTGAATCTTATAGAATACAACGTCATGGAACACATCTTGATTACCGCTAGAAGATGCTCCGTCTATTAGGTTGGCTGAGTTTGACAGTGCAATGAGTTCTAGATAGTATCCATTGTTATTTGATGGGTCAAGAAGAACGCCAATACCGCCAGAACCACCAGAAATGCCTACATTCTTGCTAGGGTCTGCATTTGAAGTTATGTAGTATGTGCTACCTCCTGTGGCATACTGCTCCATGCTTTCTGCATCCTGCTTCTTTCCAACAATTCTCATCCTAGTTCCAAANTGTGTAACATCTTTGTTTATCTTTTTATAAACATAGGAAACGTAGTCTAGAGGATCTTCTGTGTTTGCAAAGCTTGGCCCTTGAAATATGAAGGCTGATGACTGGATAACTCCATCCACTCTTTTACCGTCTTTTCCGTATGCCGATTGATAGGTATTGATTTCTGACTCAAGTGCCTTGTTCTCAGAAAAGTAGTTTTTAATTATTCCTGTTCTGGCTGGCAAACTAACTTTGTCTCTAGATGCCAAAGACACAATTCCTGCCTTGCCAAATGTTAGGCTTGTTGGTAGTGTGTTCTGAGATGAATTGAATAGATACTTGCTATCCATTCTGCAAATTCTTAGTGATTTGTCTGCTTCTGGAATGGCTGGGTTGTTGTTGTTGTCTGTCCAGTATGGGTCAAGTCCTGCTGTGTGTTGTGTTATGGTAGTTCCAAACTGCCCACGGCCGTGTCTAATTACATTTCCATTTTGTGGTCTAAACAATTCTGTGTTCTGAATCTGTTCGTAATATGGCTCTGCAAAAATTCTAACCAATCCTGTTTGGTAAATTTTGCTGCCAGGAACAATCTTAGATAGGGCATCGTTGTACTCTTGTGAGTTTGATATCCATCTCAACTGATCTGTTCGTCCTGCTGTGGACACTGCATACTGCACAGCATCATACTTTATGATTTCTCCACCAGCATACAGATATCCAGTTCCACGAACTAGCATCTGAGCAGATTCTCCAAGGTCTATAATGTTGTTAACAACTTGATTGTTTTGCACAGTCGGTGCTACAGCAGGTAGGTCTGAATTTAAGGTTACTGCTGCAAGAGAGTATAGTTCAGAGTTAACGTCATCCTTGGATGAGTCCTTGCCTGCAACCATTTGATCTCCAGAAATTTGCCAAAGAAGCGAAGGTGTCTGAACCCATATCTTATTCTTGTCTGACTTATTGTTGTATGTTGCAAGGGTTGGCTCTTTTTCAATGTACCTNGTGGTATATACTATCTTGCCATCATTGTAAACTTCGTCGTTTTGTGAGGCAACACCAATTATNTTAGCCAACTTCACATTGGTCTTGCTATTCTTTACTAGATTACTTTTTGCGTAGTCAGAAGATCCGTATAGCGTTGCATCTACTCCNCTAGTTGTTTCTTCTGGTAGTATGTATTCTTTTGTCATTACGACAAGGTTGTTATANTCGTCAAAGAACATTGCTGATTGAGTTGATACCGCCAGTCTGTTTAAGACTTCAGCAACGGTTGTGTCTGGTGAAATAAAGAAGAATGGTATTGTCGGGTCTGGGTCAGTTGGGCTTCTTTTAAATACGTAATTTGAAAATCCAATTGAGTCTAGCAGTAGTGAGATTGCGTAGCTAAGGGTGGTGTCTTTAATAAGAATTTGTGGTGCAGTAACAGATTCAAGATACAGAAACATATCTCTAAGGTTCATGTTTACTTCTTTTGTTTCTGGTGAACTTTCTGGAAAGTTTTCTGCGTACAGTGCTTTTAGTGGAACGATATAGTTATATCCATTTGGGTGAACGATTTTGTCATATAGTTTAATCTGCAAATTCTTAGCTAGATAGTTGTGAATAATACTTGCTTCATTGTTTTGATTAAAAGCATCGTCATAGTCAAAGATCGATATTGACCCTGTTCCAGCCAATAGCTGTCCAACTGGAAGGCCACTCGCTCCAAGATCTGACATCTGTTTGGTAACCGAATATTGCAAAACTTTGTCTGATAGGTTTGCCACTAGTCTTGGAGACATCTCAATTAGGTCAAAGGTTTCGTCTGTTTTGGTTAGGGTATCTACAACAATTCTAATTCCATTGATATACATAAACTGAGTGTAAAGTGGGTTTATTTGATTGCCGCCGTACTCCTGTAGAGATACCATTTCTGTGACAAAATTTGTTGTATTGTTCATTTCATTATCGGCAAGGTGCCACTCATACTTTGGAACAAAGGTTTGGTATGCCTGAGCATCCTCAACCCAGATATAGAAAGTTCCAGTATCTTTTGCACTTGTCTTGTGCAAATATGCGTAACCATTAATGTTGGATTCTGGCAAAGAGCTTACGCTAAGAATTTCTTCAGCAAATACAAACATGTCCTTATACTGATCTGGAACATTAAGACCATACGATATTTCTACATATCCATCTGTTCCTACGATGGGAGTACCGTCTCTTCTTACGTCAGACTCGTTAAACTTGATTGCGTCTACCCAGCTATTTAGCGAGTCTAGATATTGGACCTTCCACCTGGCAGGAGCAACCTTATTATCTTCACCAAAGAATGGGTCAGAAATTATTTGTCCAGATGGGCTGATGATTTGTCCCAAGTCTAGAGAGCCTACATGTGTTTGTGTCTTAATAACAATTCTGTTTGCTGGAACAGGATTTTTGTAAACAACAAAAGGTGCTGTGTCGGTTATGTTTCTTGAAGAGTCTGAAACACCTCTTTCAATACCGTTTTCTGTTCTGTAAGAAGTCCAATACTTAAACGTATCTGTTTTATCTGACATATAGTATCTTGGTCTTTGAGCCATGTTTGGATTGTCAAAGTGCAAGAACCTNTTGTCAAAATATCTAATCTTGTTGATGCCTGATCTTGGTCTGAACTTTCCAAAGCAGTCTTCCAAAGAGTAGAGCATCTGTTCTTTTTCTTTAACTGTCTTAAAGGCTGTTGCTGGAATTCCACCATCTTCATATCCACCATCCACCAGGATGTCAGCGTCTGTGGCACCTGTGTATAACTGTGCTGTATCTCTGTCATCAAATGATGAAGCAATAATTGTGAACTTTGAGTCTGCTGACAAGGCAGAGGTTGGTCTATATCTATAGTTACCTATCCTATAGATGTTGTCCATCTGATTCATATTCCATTCAGCTACCGCAAAACCTTGAGACTTAACGGTTGGTGAGGTTTCTAGGTGCAGCTGTAAATCTTCATTTACAAACATTTACACCTCTTCCAGTGTGAAAGATACGTTCCAAAAATCATGATTTGATCCTCCACGCTTCACAACTGAATATTGAAAGTCTGCAAAATAAACTTCGATGATCTCATTGTATTTTTGCAAGTTTAGGTATTTTGTTTCTTCGTTTGAAAAATTGTTGTACTTGTCGTATGCCAGGTATACCCAGAACGATCCAGGGTGGTTTTCATACCACTCAAGCAGTTCTACACCACCAGCACCGCCGTCAGTTGTAAACTGTTGGGCTGGGATGGTTATGTTTTGTGATGGATTTTCTGGATCAACGATTACGGTTGGGTATTGATCATAAAT